AAAAGTAATTTGAGGATTACCAGTAAGATAGATATCTTGAGCACCATAGGCAACGAGTTGCATTAAACCTCCTCCCATTTTTATATATTATATAAAGAAAAAAAAATTTTAAAAATAACTTAAAAATTAATTTAAGGATTTTTTAAATTTAAAATAAAATTAATGAAAACAACAAAAAAAAATAAAAGAAAATGTAATTATGAAAAAACAACACATACATTAGATATCTGTCACGAAAAACAATTAAAAGAATTTGAAAATAAATATAATAATATTCAAAAATTAACAAAAGATAAAAAAAATTTAAAAAAAAAAATAAATACTTTTAAAAAAGAAAAAAATAATGAAACTGATATATTTATGATTAATCAAAATAATATAGAAAATAAACACGAAAAAATATTTGAATTAGAAAAAAAATTAAAAAAAATAAATTTAGAAATAGATGAATTAAATAATAAAAATAATGAAATAGATTATTTATCTAAAACAAGTGATATATTATTTAAATATTTTGATTATGTTGAAAATGAAAATGATGATGACGACAAAAAACAAAATAAAAAAATTGTCAATTTCTTTAGTCCTTACAAAAATTTTGATGATAATGATAAAACAATAGAACATTTAGGTAAATCTGATTTTCAAAATTCTCTAAATCGTGAAGATTTATTAGAAAATTATTTATCTAAAACTGATAAAGATTATATTAATAGCAATTTAAAAACATTAAAAGAAAAATGTTATCATTGTAATTCTGAAAATGTTAATGAATTAACTAATGATGGTATATTATATTGTACTGATTGTAACACAATTGATTATATTATAATAGATAATGAAAGACCAAGTTATAAAGACCCTCCAAAAGAAATTAGTTATTTTAGTTATAATAGAATAAATCATTTTAACGAATGGATTAATCAAACACAAGGAAAAGAAACAACTGATATACCTGAAGAAGTTTTTGATAAAATCTATCTTGAATTAAAGAAAAACAAAATTAATAATATGGCAATATTAAATTATGATAAAATTAAAGCAATATTAAAAAAAATAAAAGTAAACAAGTATTATGAACATATTCCTTATATATTAAATAGGATAACTGGTAGAGTAAATCCTCAATTAACACCTGAATTAGAAGAAAAATTAAGAAATATGTTTAAAGAAATTCAAGTACCGTTTTTAAAACATTCACCACAAAATAGAAAAAATTTCTTAAGTTATTCTTATGTATTGCATAAATTTTTAGAGATATTAGGAGAATATAAATATTTACCATATTTTCCTCTATTAAAATCAAGAGAAAAATTACATCAACAAGAACAAACCTGGAAAAAAATTTGTGAAGAATTAAATTGGGAATTTATTAGAAGTATTTAATTTTTTGTTATATTTAATTTATATTAAATTTATAAATTTCAAATAAAAATAATTTTAATAGAATTTTAATAGAATTTTAATAGAATTTTAATAGAATTTTAATTAATTAAAATAATAATAATTAATAATTTAAGCAAGACCGCCAGCAGGCCATCCTACAAGACCAGCACCAACACCGAAACCAGCACCTTGACGGGCAGAGCCAGAAATGGATGGGGCAAATAAATCAAGAAGCGAGAATGTGGCAGCAGCAACAAGACCAATGCTTACTACGTCAACAACTTTTAAGGCTTTGCCAGGAAGAGCATAAGCTGCAACAGCAACAACTAAACCTTCAATAAAATATTTGAGCACTCTTGTCATAACTTCGCGGGCATCTACACCGTTCATTTTTATATTATATTAAAAGAAAAAAAATTTTATTAAATTAATTTAATTAATTTAATAAATTATAATAAAATATAAATTAAAATTTTATAAATTTTAATAAAAATTTAAATTAAAATTTTATAAATTTTAATAAAAATTTAAATTAAAATTTTATAAATTTTAATAAAAATATAAATTGAATATAAATTTTAAAAATTTATTTAAGGTTTTTTAATTAAATATTTAATTAAAATGAGCAAAAATGATAATGTAGTGTCTGTATCTGAAATGGATTATTTAGAGGAAGATGATCCTATAAGAGGACAACAATATGTTTGTTTATCATTTTTATCTCCAGAAGAAATAATTAAAAAAAAAGAGGTATTTATGTTTAATAAATTTATATCTAATTTTAAAAATGATGTTAATGAATTATTTACTAATTTAAAAGATAAATATAAAGAAGAAGATGATGTTATACAAAGTATAGCAGATAAATATCGTTTTTTATTTAATGATAAATGGATACACGAAGAATATCAATATTTTTTAAAAGAAAAAGAAGAAAATTTGTCAAAAGAATTTGCTGAACAAGTAGATTTTCAAACAAGTGTACGCGGTATTAAAGTACGTGGTTCATATGAGACTATGAGAGAAGCACAAATAAGAAGTGAAGTATTAAAAAGAAAAGATAAAAAGCATAATATATTTATTGCGAGTGTAGGTTGCTGGTGTCCGTGGGATCCAAATCCAGATAATATTGATGACCAACACTATTCGGAGGACCGTCTTAATACATTGATGAAAAAATACAAAGAAAATCAGGCAGCTAAAGATGAATTGTTTGAAGATAGAAAAAGAGAAATGATAGAAAATCAAACAAAAAAGAATGAAGAAATTAAAAAACAAAATGATTTAAATGATTTAGAAGAAGCTAAAAATGATGTAATATGGAGTAGTGGTTTAGATGAACATCAAGAAATTATTGAAAATTTTAACAAAACACAAGATGAAGAAGAAACTAAAAAAGTCTTTGAAGGTTCTGATCCATGGATAAAAAATAAAGAAGAAAATGAAAATACTGAAAATGAAAATAAAACGAAAAATTAAATAAATATTATTTTAAATATTTAAATTTATTTAAAAATTTATTTTTATAATTTTATAAATGATTATTAAGAAATTATAATTGGGATTTAGATAAAAATTATAATGTTAAATATAAATTTACATATGGTGATGATTATACACACGCTATATTATTTAATTGTCCTATGCCTAAATTAAATATAGATAAAAATAATGTAATAGGTTTAGCACAAGAACCTAATTGTTTTCTTAATATTAATAATAATTTTATTAGATATTTTGTTGAAAATATAAAAAAATATTATATTGGAAATTTAAATTATAAAGGAATTAATTTAAAATATCCATTTATAGAAAAATTTTCATATTATTTACCTCATTTTAATTACAAAAATATTAAAATTAATCATAAAACTAAATTAATGAACTATGTATATTCTAGAAAAAATAATAATATTAATACTTTATATAAGTTATAGACATCTATTAGGAAAAAATATACTTGAAAATAATTTAAATATAGATATTTATGGTTCAAGTACAAATAATTTAAAAAAAATTTATAATAAAGAAAATATAAAATATAGTTTCGATTGGGATGATGTATATAATGTCTATAAAGATTATAAGTTTAGTATTGTAATTGAAAACTCAAAACATCCAGAATATTTTACAGAAAAAATTATGATACCTTTGTTATGTGGATGTATACCAATTTATTTAGGTTGTTCTAATATTGATAATTATTTTAAAAAATACGTAATTCATTTAAAAGGTAATATTAATGAAGACATAAAAATAATTAAAGATATTTTAGATAATCCCGATAAATATTATAAAGAATTTACAATGAATGATTTAAAATATGTAGAAGATACAATACATCTTAAAAATCTTATTAATAAAGAATTTCTTTAATTAAATAAATTAAATAAAATTAAATAAATTAAATAAATTAAATAAAATTAGTAAAAATTTAGTAAAAATATTTATTTATTCTTATAAAATAAATGAAATTTTTTATTTTATTAACGTTATTTGTAGGAATTATAATGGTTATGCATGGTGTTTACAAAGAAGATATTAATAAAGAAAAAAAAAAAATTAAAGTAGAATATAGATTTATTCCACGTTCTTATTATGATGAACAATTATTCTCTAATAATTTTGAAAGTAAATTTAGTAATTTATTTGATGATAAACCAACTCAATGGAGTGCAAACCAGCGTTTAATACCAGAACCAGAAAATGGTGAAGATGAATATAATTTTAATGAAAATGATAATAATAATTTTTTTAATGATGATATTAATTTAGATAATAATAATGATAAAGATTAAATATTTTAATTATTAATATTTAGATTAGAATGTGCTTTTTTTATAAGTTCATTACGATTTTTTTGATTAAATCTTAATTGTGGTGTTTTCATTCCTTCTATATATATATTTGGTATTTTAGTTATATTATTTAAAGTATAATTTAATGTAATATTATCTACAAGTACTACTTCTATATTTTGCATATGTAATAAATATCCATACCAATTATCATCAATATATTTAAAATCATTTGTAATTTCTTTATTTAATACATTCATTATATTTTTTTTACCACAAATACCAGCAAATCCATTAGGTATTTGAAATAATCCATCGTGATATGTATATAATGTACTTATTTTATTTGGATATTTTATACAATTATCATATAATAATTTAATAAATTTTTTATCATAACACAAATCATCATCACAACATATTATAATATCATTGTCTTTAATAAAATCTAATGATAATGTTGGATATATTTTTGTACTAGGACCATAATCATTATTACATCTATTAATATACACTTTAGTTACTCTCTTTAACCATTCAGGTATTATATATATTCTTTTTTCAAAATCTATCATACTGTTTGAACATATTTTTGGTATATTTATTATTATACAATCAGGTTTTTTATCTTGTAAAATTAAATGATAAATCACTTTTTTAAAATAATCTGAACTTAATCTATCAGGTAATGTTGTTAATGATATGTATACATTTATCTTCTCATTTATTTTATTATTTACAATTTTATTATCTATTAAATTAATTAAACAATTAGGATTATTATAATATCTGTCTATATTCATTTTAATAATTTAATTAATTTATTAAATTTGTTTAATTTAATTAATTTAATTAATTTATTTTATTTATTTTATTTATTTTATTTATTTAATTTATTTAATTTATTTAATATTAAAAATATATATTATTTAATCTATATTATTTAATCTATATTAAATATTATTTAATCTAATATTATTTAATCTAATATAATTTAATTTATATTAATTTGTATTAATATATAATTTTAAATAAATTTGAAATGAATATATATAATAATTTATTGATACATTTTTCTAAAGAAAAAAACAAAGGATTAATAACATCTATAGTTTCATTTTTATTTGGTAATGTATTAAATATTTTTTTAAATAAAAAATTAAATTTTGATATTAAACAAAGTACATTTATATCATTATATATATTTGCTAATTTAATTGGTTATACATTAGATATTTTATTTGCAAAAGA